CAGGACGATGAGCAAGAGGGCCAGGGTCAGACCCAACAGAAGCAGAAGCAGGCCAACGTTCGCACGGCTTCCACCCGCACGGTGGGAACTCGTCCGACCGCTGGTGTTGCGAAGCTCGGTGGTGGTTCGCAGGGTGGCGCTAGCATCGCTGACCTGTCGAGCCTGTGGCAGTCAGCTCCCGACGTTCGGGGTGCTTTCGGCCTCAAGTAGTTCTTCATCGGGCCCTACGGGGCCCGATGCCTAAATCGGATCGAATGTGAAGCATCTGAGTTAACAACCCCCATAGGAGATAGTCAAAAAAATGGCTTCTTTTGCAATTGGCGGTCAAAGCTCGGGTGATTTCAGGGAGACCAGTGGCCGAGTGCAACTTTTCCACGTCGTGACCCGCAATTCTGTGGGCCTACTGACGCCGGATGCGTTCACGCAAGCCAACCCTTCCGTAGTCACCGGAGCACTGACCAAATCCACAACGCTAGCGAGCATTACCAGGGTAGGTGTCCTGGGAAGTTCGATCGCGTTTACCCGCCCTGACGTTGGAAACAACTACATCGGCGGCCCGGTCAAGCCCGGCGGCGCGTATGCCGTTGGTTACTTGCCTCTCGGAGTCTTCATCAATGACTCCTTGGGTAACGCTTTCGAGAACACCCCGGGCGTCGCGTCCGGTCGTGGGCCGTACGTGTGCGGCAGCGGAAGCACGGTCGGAGCTACGCTCTACGAAACCAAGAAGCAGCTTGCTGCTGCCCCCGGTGATCCAATCACCTACGCCGTTGGTGACAAACTGTACGCTTCGGTGAACGGTTTGCTGACCAACGTCCTCGCGGACGCCTACGAGTACAACGTTGCAGGTCAGAACGCCATCGAGTTCGTGACCCTCATCGGTGTGGTCAAGGTCGCCCCAGACGCCAACTCTTCGCTCCTCGTGTTGGACCTTCGGGTCTGAGGAAAGAAAGGAGCCAAGAAAATGGGCCAAGTATCAAACGAGACCAAGCAACAGGTTATCAGCGAGTACATCAAGACCGCTGCTGGCCGTGCGAAGCTAGCTGCTTCGATGATCCAACCCCTGCGTCTCCGCCGTGACTACTCGTCGGTTGGTCGTAAGACCTTCCTCGTCGAGCAGCTCCCGGATGGTGCGTTGCCGATCTACGACAAGGATCCGGACGTGACCGCGTTCGTCGTGGGCGAGGAAGGCGAGAACATTCTCGCAATCCAGAAGCCACGCCGCGTGATCTTCCCCTTGTTCGAGATCGCCTCGAACCCGGAGATTCCGCTCACCCAGATCAAGGAGCGTCGTTTCGATCTGATCGAGCGTGCTCAGGACCTGGCGAAGGCGCAGATCCAGGCAGCAGAGGACGAGCGTGTGTTCGCGATCCTTGACAGCATCGCTGTCTCGGGCTTCGACACGCTGCCCGGCCAGACCAACCCGGACGTTCCGGTGGTCGCCCCCATCAGCCCGGCGGTTCTCGCCGATGCGTTCGCAGAGATCGAGCGTCACGACCTTCGTGTCGCCCGCATCTACATGAACGCGGTGGACTACGCGGACATCCGCAAGTTCGGTCGTGACATCTTGGACATTGAGAGTCAGGCCACCCTGCTCAAGACCGGCCTTCAAGCCGTTCTGTGGGGTGCTCAGATCATCACGTCCAGGCTCGTTCCGGCTGGATTCTGCTACGTGTGCTGCGAGCCCGAACAGTTCGGTCGTATCCCGGTTCGTACCGAGATCACCGTTCTGTCGGCGGACGACCCGAAGGCTCGTACGATTGGCTTCTCGTGCTTCGAGAACCTGGGTATTGGCGCGTTCAACCCTCGCGGGTTGACTCGTGTCGTTATCACCCGAGTTTGAAGCTAACTAGGCGAAGGCCTAGTGTAACCAAGGCGAGAAGGTCAACCTGGAAACGGGTTGGCCTTTTTGCTTTTAATCGCTCCAGGCTCCGACACACCTGTAGGCCCCCGATCCATAGTCTATTTGTGTGTTTTCATAAGGGGGTAGTGTTGCCCTCTAGATGGAGATCATAATGGACCAAATCAAATTCAAGTCGGGGGACTTTTTGGAGTTTGTCGCAACTCGCACGTTCGAGTTGGGGAACTTCAACGTCAAGATAGTTAAGGGCATTGATCTGACCTTTGACGGTACCACTGTGAACTATGGTGGTTCCTCCTACATGTTCCCCCAATTTCGTGGGGCGTATAATGCAGGTTGGGTCGTGCTCGCTACGGAGTATGAAGAGGGCAACCCTCTCTATGGGGCACCTGCTTCCGCCAACATCAAGATGCGTCCTCCTACGGATGCTCAGGGTCAGGCCAAGACAGCCGTGGCTACCATTGAGGCGGACGAGCGTACCGTGATGAGTTCAGCCACTCATGCGGCGACCACGCGAGACCTCAACCGTGGGATCCAGAGGACTGCCAATCAGGGTGCCGTTGAGTCGCAAGATGGCACGGTGGTGCGAACCCTGAAGACTCCGGCGAAGTCGCGCAGTTCGTTGTCTGCGGAGTCAGCGGGTGAGGCTCTCCGCCAGGCCAACAACGTGCAGATTGACCCTGGGCAGGGCATTACAGAAGAACAGATGTTGGCCCGGATGACCCCGGAGGATCGTGCGGTCTACCTCTCCAAGAAGGATTCGTTGAAGTCCCGCTACGTCGATACGGACATCAGCAGCCAGGGTACTGTGGTAGCGTCGATCAAGTCGGCCTCTGTCAAAGAGGCCGAGGGCATGAAGTTGACCCAGCAGGTCGGCGGCGGCGTGGAGATCGCCGACATGGGCGGTGGTACCGGGGGTAAGGCGGAGGCTTCGACCCGAACGGAAGATGGGATCACCTTCAAGAACACGAACGGCCCCAAGGATAAACCGCAGATTCACCCGAGGACTGCCGCAGAGACCCCGGTGATGGTACTGGACGGGACCGCTGACATTCGGCGCAAGATCGCCCACACGATGTGCCCGGACTTTCCGGAGTCCTACGACTTTGCGGCGTCCCCCAAGAAGAAGTTGGCCCGGTTGCAGGCCGATTTTGAGGATCGCCCGGACGTACTGCGTGCGGTTTTTGCCATCGAGTCGGACGACTTCAAGAAGCAACTCGTGGTGGAGTTCCCGCAAGCCTTCCAAGGCTAAGTAGCTGTTGGGTTTTCTCTTGTGAGATCGCTGTCGTGACTAACCTGGTCACACCTGGAGCGATCTCACAGTGAAAGACTCTTGTTTGCAACGCAAACCATCTGGCCAGACGAAGGTCGCTGCGTCTTCGGGTATCACGATTTTCCTCTTGGAGGAACTCGGGGATGCCCGGCTTCGTTGCGCCCAACTCAAGAAATACGTGGATGAGGCTGTCAAGCTCATCGAGAAATCGGGGGAGCGGGACCACTTCTTTGAGATGGCCGCTCACTTGATTCACGGCATCCCCGACACGCTGCTTCGTATGGACAAGGCGTTGACCGCTGCGGCCATGGCGGCGTCCAAGATGGATTACGAGGACAACAAGGACGACCTACGGCCTGAGAAGGTCGAGGAGCTTGAGAGGGCTCTGGAGGAAGTTCGTGTACGTCGGGTTCGTTATGAGGCTAAACAAGCAACGGAGAGTGTTATGAAGATTCCTGAGGCTGTAGCGCGTTTAGAGCATCTGGCTGCTTCGATTGAAGCGACGGGCACCGTCAACGTTTCTGCTTTGTCGGACCTCATCGTGAGCCTTGAGGGTCAGAGCGTGAAGAAGGCTTCGGCCACTACGGAGATTGCGGGTGTGCTCCGCAACCTTTCGGCTAGTTTGCTGGACATGAGTGATCCGGAGAACCGGCCAAGCCGCATCATGCTGGCGGCAACGCTTCGGCGGGTTCTTGGGGACACCGTGGACCTCAAGACAGCAGGGTTCGCGCCTCTCAAGATCCGGAATCGTGAGCATGGGTCGGGGGTCCCGGTAGATGACTTCACGGCTGCGTTGAATCAGGCAGCCGAGAATCTGTACGTTTGCCGTGGGGCAAATGACTCAGCTCAGAGCGCCGTTGATGACGCTCTGACGGGTAGAGTTGCTCGCATAGGTCCTCTCACGGGTATGCCCGATGCCGCCATTGCAGTGGCTGAGAAGGTGAAAAGGAGCGCTTACGAACTTCGGTTTGCGATGGGTAATGTCGCTAACGATTGGGAGCACCTGGCTCGTTTGATGAAGAGGGCTGTGCCCGAGGCTGAGCGTTACGATGTCAAGTACGCGCTAGACACTACGG